TAGTCAGATGGGTATGGGGCAGGGACAGCCCTATCAGACTCAACTGGGACCTAATGGTTCTGCTCCGCCCTTGGGCGCCTCACCTCCGGGTCAAGGCGCTCCCCAATTTCAAGGACCGGGGACTGCTCCGCAGTTCCCCACGGGTCCGCAGACTCCGGGTTATGGCATGGGCGCTGGCGCTCCGCCGATGGGGACGCAGCCTCTGGGCTCCTCCACGCAGGGCGTGCCGTCACCGCAGATGCCTCAGGGTACTGCGCAGGGATTCACTCAGGGTTATGGCAAGCCGCTCTCTATGAGCAATTTCCTGCCGCAGCAGGGGCGCCAGATCATGGGTAATCCGACGAGTACGTTTGTCGGTCAGGGCGGCATCGCTTCCGCTTTGAGCGGTGGTCAGTATGACTGAGGTATGGGACAAACCGAGACCGAAAGGCCTTGGAAAGCCCAAGAAGCTGAGTTCAGCCAAGAAAACCGCGGCCAAGGCAGCGGCCAAGAAGGCAGGACGCCCCTATCCGAATCTCGTCGATAACATGCGCGCAGCGAGGAAGAAGTAATGGCTAAGTCACCCGCATGGCAAAGATCAGAAGGTAAAGACCCCAAGGGTGGTCTGAACGCGAAAGGCCGTGCCTCTGCCAAGAAGCAAGGCATGAACTTGAAACCTCCAGCCCCGAAGCCGAAGACCAAGGAAGATGCAGGAAGGAGAGCCTCCTTTTGTGCCCGGATGTCAGGGATGAAGAAAAAGCTGACTTCAAGCAAGACAGCGAACGATCCGAATAGTCGGATTAACAAAAGTTTAAGGGCGTGGAACTGCTAATGGCTAGCGATATGCAAAACCCACTTGATCACTTGAACGAAACGGTTAAGCACTTTGTCGATACAGCATCGATTGCTACTGTAGTAGGGACACTCACGCACATGCTGCCATCTATAGCTGCTTTATTTTCCATAGTATGGTCTGCGATCAGGATCTACGAGACAGAAACCATTCAGTCTTGGATCAAAAAAGACGACGACGAGTAGAGGATACCGCCATGACGATGCAATATGACGTAAAAACCACCCATCTCACCGCTAGTGGCGCGGTTACTTCGGGTCGCGCACGGCTGAAGAGCGTTTCGTATCGGGGCGATGGCACCAACGGCTTTATTAAATTCCGCGATGGTAGTGTTACGGGGACCGTATTAATGGAGCTCGATGTTGGTACGAGCGATACGTTTACGATCTACTTACTCATTCCCGGCGAAGGTGTTTTGTTCCCTACCAGCATTTATGCTGAACTTTCTCATGTGTCTGCTATTACCGCTATTTGGGGTTAAGAGTGACCACCTCAGGCGTCGCAATCTGGAACCCGGACATAGCCGAAATTATTGAGGAGGCGTATGAGCGCGCGGGAATTGAGATCCGCACGGGTTATCAGTTCAAGACGGCGCGCCGCAGCCTCAACATCCTGTTTCAGGAGTGGGCCAACCGAGGCATCAACCTGTGGACGGTCACAGAAGCGCAGATCACTCTGAATCAGGGACAGGGGACTTACAATCTCCCCGACGACTGCGTCGACATCATTGAGCATGTGATCCGTCAAAACCCGGGTAGCCAATACAACCAGACCGATCTGGTCATTCCACGGATCGCTCTTCCGACTTACGCCGCTATTCCGAATAAGCTGGCCACCGGCCGGCCCGTGCAGGTATACGTCAACCGACAGGCGCCAACGCCTCAGATCAACATTTGGCCGACGCCGAATCAGTCTGGCTATTACTTCCACTATTGGTACCTGCGTCGCATCGACGACACGGGCCAGCCGGGCTCAAACACGGTTGAGATGCCGTTTAGGTTTGTTCCGGCCATCATTGCTGGTTTAGCCTATTACGTCGCTCTGAAAAGCCCAGAGGCGATGGATCGCATTCAGATGCTGAAGCAGATGTACGACGAAGCGTGGGATCAGGCGGCGCGCGAAGATCGTGATAAGTCTCCGGTACGGTTCGTTCCGCTGGCGGGCTATCTGACGGGCGGCTGGTAATGGCGGTTCGGTTCGCTAGTTATAAGCGAGCCTTCGGCTTCTGTGACCGGTGCGCGCAGAGGTACGACCTGCGCAAGCTTCGAAAATACTACATCATGGGGAAGTTGATCAACGCGAAGGTCTGCCCCGAATGTTGGGATCCTGATCATCCGCAAAACTGGGTCGGTATTATTGGTTCTCAGAAGGTATCGAATGATCCGCAGGCTTTGCGTGAACCTCGTCCTGACACGAATAGAAATGATAGCTGTTCGAATTTCGCGTACAATCCTGTTGCATCTCAACAGGTTAATACCATGTTGAACAACGTGAGAATCACGGCGTTCACTACTGTAGTCCCCGGCGTCGTGATCGTTCCTCCGCTTCCGGGCAACGCTATTTTGTGAGGCATACAATGAAGCACGAAGATATCAAAGAAGACAAAAAGATGATGAAGAAGGCTATCGGTATGCACGATAAGCAGCTTCACGGGGGCAAGAAGACGGATCTTAAGAGTCTCAAAAAAGGAGGCCCTACCTCCCTTGATCGTAAGAAGTATGGTAAGAATTTGAGCCGTGCCATGAACCAGAAAAGTTCTGGTCGGGGGCGCTAATGGCCAAGATCGAGAACAAGCCGGCTTCTGCTTACAGCAAGCAGGGACTTCAGCCGAACACGGCGGGATACCCGAACAATATCGCATCGACGCAAACGGTCAAGGTCCGCGGCACTGGAGCCCAGACCAAAGGCACGAAGTGTTCTAAGAAGCTGGGCTGAGCATGCCGTCTTACGATACGACGACTTATACTGGACTCGTTAACGCGATTCAGGCTTTCACGGAAGTCGACGAAACTACGTTCGTCGATAATATCCCGACGTTTGTTCAGGATACCGAAAGGCTGGTTAACAACACAGTTCAGCTTCCTGCGTTTCGTAAAAACGTCACGGGATCTGTGACAACCAGCTTTCCATATCTGTCTTTGCCTTCTGACTTCCTAGCGACCTTTTCTGTCGCCGTTATGGATACAGGAACCGCGGGGGCTGAGGGTTACCGCTATATGCTGAACAAGGATGTGAACTACATCCGAGAAGCCTTCCCGTTCCCGGGTGTCACTGGCACGCCGCAATATTACGCCATGTTCGATAACAACACCTACATTCTGGGTCCAACTCCAGATAGAGAGTACAACATCGAGCTGCATTACTTTGCGTATCCGACTTCCATTGTGACCGCAGGGACTACGTGGTTGAGTACGAACTATCCGAACGTACTGCTATACGGCGCTCTGGTAGAAGCCTATCTCTATCTCAAGGGCGAAGCGGATGTCCTGCAGACGTATCAGGCCAAGTTCGATCAGGCAATGGCTCCGTTGAAACAGCTCTCTGATGGCAAGGATCGTCAGGACAATTACCGCACCATGCAGGTCAGGGACAAAGTCGTATGATCACTCAGTGCCTCACCGCCAGCTTCAAACAAGAGCTTCTCGAAGGAGTCCACAATTTCTCAGCGGCGGGCGGAGATACGTTCAAGATAGCCCTGTACACAAGTGCTGCCAGCATCGACTCTACCACTACGGTCTATACGACTTCGGGGGAGATTACGGGTACGGGCTACACCGCTGGAGGCGGTACGCTGACCAATATAGGGGTGACGCTTTCGGGCACAACGGCTTACACGAGCTGGAATGATTTTACGTGGTCCAACTCCACGCTGACGACGGCAGGGGCATTGATATACAATGCGTCAAAGGGTAACCGCTCTGTGGCGGTGCTGAATTTTGGCGGTTCTTACTCAACGAGTGCGGCCCCATTTACGGTAACTTTCCCGGCGAACACGAGCACTACAGCTCCAGTCATTATTTATTGATGAGGCTCAAATGAGTAACGAATTTTCAAACTTTGGTGACCACGCTGAAGTCGTGTTTCAGGCTAAGGCGGGTTCGGTTGAGGGCTTTGGCGTTGAAGGCACATACCATGTTGAGTGCCGCGATAAGGACGGTAATCTCAAGTGGACTGACGCTGTCCCCAATCTGGTTGTCGCTGTTGGTAAGGAGCTGATGCTGGACACCCTGCTGTCCGGTACGTCTTACACCACGGTAGGCCCGTTTCTTGGGTTGATCTCAGGCTCGGGTCCGACGTTTGATGCAACCGACACCATGTCTTCACACGGCGGTTGGACAGAGTTCACCAACTACACGGTAGGTGGCTCAGCGGTTCGTGGCACGGCTTCTTTTGCCTCTGCAACTTCTACGGGTGCATCTCCGGCTAACGTCACCTCCAAGGCAGCTCCGGCGATTACCTACACGGTCACTGGTGCTGGCGGTACGATTGGCGGGTGTTTCTTGGTTACTGGCACGGGCGCAGTCAACACGCAGAGCTCTACGGCAGGTACTCTGTACAGCGCCGGGGCATTCACCACGGCCAAAGCAACAACGGCTGGAGACACTGTCAGTGTGACCTATACGACCTCCGCAACGTCATAATGGGGGTTTTTGATGACCTTCGTCATTGCGGATCGAGTCCAAGAGACAACGACCACTAGCGGTACGGGAACTCTTAATCTCGCTGGAGCTGTCAACGGCTACCAGACGTTTGTCTCTGGAATCGGTACGGGGAACACAACGTACTATACGATCTATGACCAGACTGCACAGGTTTGGGAAGTAGGTATCGGTTCGGTGCTGGCAGGTAGCCCTGCGACTCTCACGCGCGCGACGGTCCTCTCTAATTCCTCTGGCAATACGTCCCCGATCAATCTTGCGGGTAACACGGCGAATGTCTGGTGCGACTATCCGGCGGGCAGAGCTGTTATTCAAAACACTTCAGGTGAAGCTATAGCTCCGGCAATGGTGTCGAGTAACGGCATCACGGTTAACGCGCAGGCAGTCTCTTCCAGTTACACAATCGCTACGGGATACAACGGTTTCTCAGCAGGTCCTGTGAGTGTCAATAGCGGCGTCACGGTAACGATTGCCGATGGCTCTTTGTGGGTGGTGTTATGACGATTACGATCAATGGGACTACAGGAGTCACTTACCCTGCTGGCGGTACGGATAATGTCGCTGGATCTGGTGTGGGCACCACGGACACGCAGACGCTTACTAATAAGACGCTGACCAGCCCAACGATTACGGGAGCAACAATCACAGGAGGAGCCGTAGCGGCTACGTCTGGCCCCGATTCCACCCAACTTGCTGGTAACAGAAACAAGATCATCAACGGCGCAATGATGATTGATCAGCGGAATGCGGGGGCGAGTGTGACTCCAAATAGCGGTGATTATACTCTTGATCGTTTTCAAGCATTTTCTGCCGCTTCCTCAAAGTATTCAGTTCAGCAAAGCACAACATCTCCGGCGGGATTTATTAACAGTCTAAAAGTAACGTCACTTGCTGCTACAACAGTAGGTTCTGGCGATTACTATATGATTGAACACAAGATAGAAGGAACTAATTGCTCTGATCTGGCATGGGGAACGGCTAGCGCTAAAACAGTCACATTATCGTTTCAAGTTTATTCAAGCCTAACCGGAACTTTTGGCGGGGCCATTCTTAATCAAGCAAGCAATCGGGCATATCCGTTTACTTATTCAATTTCTTCCGCTAATACTTGGACTTCTATATCAATTACTGTACCCGGTGATACGAGTGGGACATGGCTAACAACGACAGGTACTGGTCTTTATATCAGTTTTAGTTTGGGCATGGGTTCTACGTATAGCGGAACAGCAGGAGCATGGGCTGGCGCTCAATACTGGTCAGCCACAGGCGCAACCAGCGTAGTCGGAACCAACGGCGCAACCTTCTACATCACCGGAGTCCAGCTAGAAAAAGGCTCAACTGCAACACCGTTTGAGAACAGGCTGTACGGCACTGAGTTGGCGTTGTGTCAGAGGTACTATGTGAAATCAGCATTGGTTATTAAGCCATTGGTGAGGTCAAGCACGACGACAGAAAGAGGATGCCCAGTATATTTTAAGGTTTCCATGAGAGCGTCACCAACTATTACGCTTGGGTCTTTGATAAATTTAAGTTCAGCAAACACTAATAATATTAATGTTGATGGGTTTTCTATTGCAGGAACAGCAAATAACACAAATCTTTCTACTGAAGTTTCTGGGTATCAAGCCGCAACGGAGTTATAAATGTACAAGTTAATTGATTCAGGTAAAGAAGTAGAAAGGCTAACAGACAGTGCTTTCATTCCCTTCGACCCCGCCAACACCGACTACCAGAAATTTAAAACGGACGTAGCTGCAGGGGTACCCTTGGAAGACCCAGACGGCAACGTGATGACGCAGGGACAGGTTGACGAATTCTTGAGGACAATACCGTGAGTGGACAAACTAAACTTCTCCTGCCTTCAGGTGGCAGCCTCACTATGGCGGCTACGGATTCCGCGTCGGACAATACGGCCACTTTCCCGGCGACTACGGGAACGGTGCTGATGAACCCAAACCCGACAATCACCAACTATACTGAGACCACCTACTCAGCCAACTCGTCCACGGCCATCACCCTGAGCCTGACTAACGGCACCATGCAGTTCATCACGCTAACCGGCTCTCCAACGATTACCATGCCAGCCGTATCCGCAGGTAAAAGTTTCACATTGATCCTCTACACAGGATCAGGTAGCTATGCGGTTTCATGGTCAACGGTTGCATGGGCAAGCGGAACGACTCCAACTGTGACTACGACTGCAAGTAAGAAGGACATTTTCAACTTCTACTCAGACGGGGTAAATTGGTACGGGAGTATTTTTGGGCAGTCGTTTTAAGGGGTAGCCATGTTTAGCGCAAGCAAATCAAAAGGTGCATCCGGTAGCTACCGTATCGCCAACTCTCTCCGCTTCCGTTCTAGCGCAAGTGCGTATTTGAATAGGACTCCGGCGAGTGCGTCTAACAGAAAGACTTGGACATTAAGTCTTTGGAACAAAGGCGGCAACGTATCTACCGCTGATTACTATATTTTATCAACTGGTGGGACTAGCACCGAAAGATTT